AATTACAAAAAATGACAGATGATTTTACCAAGAAGGTAGAATCAGGGGAATTAAAGGTTACATACGATAAAAGGAATGGACAAGGTATTCTTGCATATGCAAACTCAAATCCATTTACATCTTTTTTAGATGGATACAATAGTATAAGAAATGAAAATCAAGAAGACCAATATATAAAAACACTATCTCCCAAGGATTTAGTAAGTCACTATGAGGCACAAAAAGAACAGGCCTCTATTGATGATACAATAGGTAGAGAGCCATCTGGTTTTGGTTTAGTAGGAGGTATACCTGGAACTCTTATTGGCGTATTTGAAAAGCCTATTGTATATGGGATAGGTGTTGCTGCAGGAGGTGGATTATTAACAGGTGCGGCAGGATTAACAGGAGCTGTTGCAGAAGGAACAATGGCTGCTGCGGGAGGAGAGTCACTAGCAGCATCAACTGCGGCTCAAATAAAAAATGCAAATGACTTTACCACTGCCTTGGCATTTATGCAAGACAACGCAAGAAGCTCTTACTCTCAAAGTCTTTATAAAACATATAATGGTATTTTAAGAAATAACCCAAATGCCACTAAAGAAGAAAAAATATCTGCTGCATCAGATGCTATGAAGGCAGCTAAAAAAGCAGAGGTAGTTGGAGCGGCTGAGGGTGCTTTATTTAGTATGCCATTAACAAAGGCGGCAAAAGGATTAGAGGCATCTGCAAAGGGATATGGAGAAACTCTTTTAGCTAGTGCAAAACATACTATTAGTGACCTACCTAAATTTGCTGCAATATCAGGTGTTGGTTCTGCATTGAAGGGAGGTATAGGTGCTGCTTATGGTTCAGGAGAAACTGCAGGTGAAATAACAAAAGAGGCGATTGGGGCTGCTACTGAGTCAGCTGTAATGCCAATTGAATTATTTGGTATTAATGCTCTTAGGGCAACAGTTTCTCACGCATTTACAATGGCTATAAACAAAGCTCAGGCTCCATCTAAGGCAGCATATTCTAGAAGTTTATCGGTTGTATCTAAGTTCCCTGATGAGACCATTGAGAGTGTTTATGGTAAGGCAGAGAGTGATGGCGTTGTTCCTGTTGGTACAAAAAACTCTATACTGCAAATAATTAAGGATTATAGAGAGGCAGAAAAAATTGTTCCCAATACGGTAACGGATACTAATACCAAGGATGCATTAAGTGGTAAGTTATTAAAAAGAATAGCCCTAGAAAAAGAATTAAAAGAAACTCCAATAAATGCTCGTAAAAAAGAAATTACTAATGAGTTAGTAATGTTGGATAATGATATAGACAATATATATAATGGTCAAGACCCGTTGATTCATGAGACAGATTTAGCAGGTAATCAGTTAGCACCTTCAGATGAATCATCTAGTAGGTATGACGTTATGGATGAAATGAATGACGATGAAATAAAAAAAGTATCTGATTTAATATCAGAAGGTAAAAATGAAGAGGCTAATAAAATAATAGAAAATAAGTTACAAGAGTTAAAAAGTAAATCTTTAAAAACAAATGTAAAAGAAAAAACAAAAACGGCTAAAAATATAGGTTTTAAAATGAAAAGTATAGATGAAAGTAAAATTCAGCCTATACCAGAAGGATATTTTGATACACCTGAAAAACAAGAGTTATTAAATAAATTTAAAGACGAAACCATAACTGATAAAGAAATGGATAAGGCTTTGGAATTATTTACGGATGATGAATTTTCTTATATAGATAAAAACTTTATGCAATTCCCTGACGAAATTCAAGAGGCAGTTGCTCAAGTTGCAACTGAAATGAGGGAAGAAAAATTTAAGGATGTTGTAAGAGGAACTGAATATATAAAATCTTCTATTAATGATGCAGTAAAAACTGGAAGGGTAAGTGAGCAATCTGCTAAAATTGCTTCTATATTATTAGATAAAAGACCTGATTTATTTGATAATTTAGGTTTACTGATAGCTCCAAATGACGAATCAATTAGAGGAGCTCTTGCAGAATACGACCCAGTAAATAAAATTATAGAAATATTTGACGCTAATTCAAATGATACAACAATAGCTCATGAGCTATTACATCATACTGAGAAGTTTTTGCCAAAAGATATTAAATATGCTGTTAGACAAGAGTGGTTGTATTCAATAGATAATGAAATAAATTCTTTAAATAAAGATATTAAAAAAGGTAATTTAAGTGAAAAAGAATTAAATAGCGCAAAAAAAGCAATACAATACTTAAATATTATTAAAGATAATGATAATATGTATCAAGATATAAATACACTTGATGTATTTAAGTATTTAGAACAAAGAAATAAATTGTATGATTATTTTAAAGGAGAAGATGGATTAAGCGAAAAATATTATAATTTATTTGACTCTTCGGAGTGGTGGGCAACCAACGCATCTGATATGTTAAAAAAATATGTTAATTCTGATATCAAAAAAGATTTGATTCAAAAAATAAAAGATTTTTATAAAGAATTAATAGACTCAATAAAAAATATCGTAAGCCAATCTAAAGCAAAAGAGGTAGATAATGCTTTAAGAAATTTATTAGAAGGAGCTTATTCTAAATGGGAAGGAAGTAATATAACATCATCAAGATTTGAAGCAGCAAAAAAAAATATAGAAAAAACAAAATATACTCAAACAGAAGAAGGAATAGCTTTAGATAAAGAAGCTAAGGACATGGGATTTGATAACGTAACACATGCTATTAACTCTGTTAACGAGGCATTGGGTAAAGATTATAAAACATTCCAAGAGGTTAAACCGGAGGAATTTAAGGAAGCCATAGACATAAGAAATCACAATAAAGCATTTGAGCAAACAGTAAAAGGAACAGAATATGAAACCAAAACAGGAGATACTAAGCCTAGTGGAGAAACTGCCACAGGAGTTGAAGGAGAAGTTTCAGCAGAACCTATCAGCTATGCAGAAGCAGGATTTAGAAGCGAAGAGGATGCAAGAGCAGCCTATGATGCAGACACAGAGCGAGAGCCAGATGAGTCCTATGAAGAGTGGAAGTTCATTAAATATTGCGGAGAGATTTAAAAACTTGTTTAGCCGTAAGAAGAAAAAATAGTAAATTTAGACCATGGAAAAAATAAGTTTAGGTAATGCCAAAGACAAGGTAATATTGTGTGTAGATAACGGTCTCTTTTTTGAGTTCTGTTTGAAGCTTGCTGATTACTTCAAGAAGGTATATTATTATACAGAATGGAAAGATGCCTATCCCGGTATGGCTGAGGCTGTTGTTGGAACTGAATGGAAAAATGGCAAGAAGCTAAATACATTTGATGGGAAGAACATTGAGCGTATTGAGAATCTATTTGAGGTAATGGACAAAATAGACTGCTTCTTTACCCCTGACATATATGATGGAGACTTATTAGAACTTTTAGAGGCATCAGGTGTGCCTTGTTTTGGTTCAGGTAAGGCTGAACGCCTTGAGCTTAATAGATATGAGACTGCAGTAGAGATGAAGAAGTTAGGCATGGATGTAGCTCCTACGATTAAGATTGTAGGTCTTGCTGCATTAAGAGAACATCTTAAAAAGAACAAAGACAAGTATATTAAAATCTCTAAATATAGAAAGACATTTGAAACATTTCATCATATTAACTATAAGTTATCCGAACCTTTATTAGATAATCTTGAGTCAACACTTGGTCCATTAAAGACTATTTGTGAGTTTGTGGTAGTGGATTCTATACCGGCTGAGGTTGAGGAGGGTATAGATGCCTACGCTATAGATGGCAAATTACCCTCTAAAATGTTCACAGGATGCGAAATTAAGGATGTTTCTTACGCAGGTAAGCTAATAGACGACAAGGATTTAAGTGTCGGCAATAAGGCTGTAAATGAGAAATTTGGTATCTTATTAAAAAAGTATGACCATAACGGTTTCTTCTCAACAGAGGTTAGAACTACGAAGGATGGTAAACATTATTTCATTGACCCTTGTATGCGATTAGGATTGCCTCCAAATGCATTATACCAAGAGATATATAAGAATCTAGGGGATATTATTTGGAAGGGCGCTAACGGTGAGTTGGTAGACCCTGAGACAGATAACCCTTATGGAATGGAGATATTAATCAGCTCAGGTTGGCATAGTGGTAATCACCAAACAGTATACTTCCCTGAGAGTATTCGTCAGTGGGTTAAGCTAATTAATCCTATCAAAATTGATGGTACATATCATGTATTACGTTTAGGTGACTCTTCTACTATTGGTAGTTTGGTTGCTGTAGGTAAAAGCCACGAGGAATGTAAGAAGAAGATTGAAAAAATGGCAGAGTTAATTGAGGGATATGATTTGAATATTAAAACTGAAGGAGCTAATGAGGCTATTGAGGCTTTTGAAACAATGATTAAGTTAAGTAAAAAGAAATAACATGCCACTAAAATCCGCTAAAGGAAAAAGTAAAAAAGCTATCCAATCAGCTATCAGTGCTAATATTCATGAGCTAGCCCATAAGGGAACTAAACCAAGAACACAGCGTCAGATTGTAGCAATCGCAATTTCAGCTGCTAAAAAGAAAAAATAAATGAGAGCCTGCCCAGATAAAAATAACGTTAAGTGGAAAGAGCTTACTGATGCAGTAGGACATAGAAACGCTAGTAAAGTCTATTTTAGAAAAGGAGATGGCTCTATACCTACTATTGAGGAGGCTGAACAAATATTAAACTTAAAGTCAGAAGATATTCAAACCGGGGCTAAGAAGTTTTCTGATTGGAAAGAACAAGAACCTTATACTAAGCCTAATTTTATTGAATCAGCAAAAAAAGGTATTACAGGATTATCGGAATCTGTTAAAACAAATGGAATAAAAGCTATTCAGGTAGCATTCCCTTCTGCATTTCAAACTAAAAATTATGCAACATTAACAAAAATAATTTTAAGAAAAAGCCTTGGAGAGGTAAGAAGAGTAAATGCAATAGCTGATGCTGCCGTTAAAAAAACAATGAGCTTTTGGAATAGTAAAGATTATAATACTAGGATGCATTTTATTGAATCAATGGAAAATCCTGATAAGTATATTTTTATTGACGAGCCTGAATTAGATAATCTTAGAAAACAATACAAAAAAAGATTAGATGATGTTTTTGATATAATAAGTAAAATAAAGGATGTTCCATATTTTGAGGATTATTTTCCGCACTTTTGGAAAAATCCGGAATCAGCTAAAGGATTCTTTTCTGTGTTAGCAAAAAGACCAATGGAGGGTAATAAATCTTTTTTAAGACAAAGATTCTTCCAAGACGTCAAAGCGGGTATCAAGGCAGGATATGAGTTGGCAACAGATAACCCAGAAGAAATGGTTAGATTAGCTGAAATTAATGCAATCAAGTTTAAAATGGCTCACGATGTATTTTATACATTTAAAAGGAATAATATGCTTGAGTTTGTAAAATCAGGAGACCCAGCACCTGATGGATTTGAACTTGTAGACGACTCTTTATTTAAAAGAATGGCTCCATATGTTACTAAAGAAGGAGAGGCTAGTATAATGTCAGGTGGGTGGTATATGCCAGAGGATGCTGCTAGAATAGTAAATAACTATTTAAGTAAAGGATTAGGTGGAAGTAAGAATGTATTGGTTAGAGGAGCATTTAAATCAGGAACATATCTAAATGCACTTAAAAATACATTTCAATTAGGATTTAACGCATACCACTTAACAGCAACAAGCATGGATGCTATAATTACAACTAGCGCTAATGGATTAACAAAATTAACTACAGGTAAGCCAAAATTAATGGCAGAAGGTCTTATTGACATTGCAAAGGGATTTACAGTATTACCAGCAATTGCCGAAAACTATGCTAGAAATAAATCTGTTAAAGGTGATTATTTGGGAGGAAGAATACCTATTGATGTTCAGAGACTTGTAGATGTAAATGGAAATGTTACATCAGAAAAACAATGGACAATAAATTCAGAATATGAATTTAAAAAAGCAATACAAAAGGTAAAACAAGGAGAAGGAAGTCAAATTCCTTCTGCAGTTTGGAATGGATTAATGACAATTCCTGAATACGCATCAAAGCCTATTATGGAGCATCACGTTCCTGCAATGAAAGTTGGAGGATTCTTAAAGACAGTAGAAACTGAATTAGCTTTAAACCCTAATATGACAGAAACTGAGATTCAGGAAATGCAACAAAGAGTTTGGGATGATATGGATGATAGACTAGGACAAGTAGTATATGATAACTTGTTTTGGAACAAAACATTAAAAGATTTGGCATTTATGACAGTTCGTTCTTTTGGTTGGACAGGTGGTACGATAAAGGCATTTGGTAAAGGAATAGCTGATATACCTGAAAGTGCTATTAGGTTAACTAAAGGTCAGGGAATATCTACAAGAACATCTTGGTTAATCACTCTTCCAATTCAAGTTGGATTGTATGGCGCTATTTATCACTATCTAAATACAGGCAAAAAACCAGAAACAATGGAAGATTACTTCTTCCCTAAAGACGGAACAAAGAATCCTGATGGAACTGATAGGAGAGTAAACCTTCCAACATATATGAAGGATATATTTGCTTATTCTAAAGGTATTAAAAAAGAATTATTGAAAAAAACATCTCCATTTATTAACGAAACTTACGAAGTATATAGCAACAAAGATTTCTATGGGGTTCCTGTATATGATGAGAAAGATGATTTTTTTGGAAGAGGGTTGGATGTGTTAAAATATGAGTTCAAATCATTTGAGCCATTTGGATTCAGAAAAAGACCGGGTGAGGAGGATGAACCATTATTATCTAAGAAATCTATTGAGTCCAAGACTGGTCTTACACAAGCACCTGCTGAATTTACTAGAACTGAGTTAGAGAATAAGGTTAATGATGTACTTACCAAGGAGGCTGCTACATATAAAAGAAGTAAGGATTATAAACCAGAGCAAAGCGTATACAAGAAGATAATACAAGGTCAGCTAAAAGAGGGTAAGACATTACAGGATATAGCTCCTGAGCAAATGCAGAAGGCAGGATTAACAACCGAGAAGGGGGAATACAAGAAGCCGGCTGCCCTTGGAAAACTTGCATCTACTAAGAATTTAACTATAGCTCAAAGAAACTTTAACCTATTAAGTACAGAAGGTCAGCTAGAGGTTGTAAGCCAATTAGATGACAAGACATTTAATGAGTTAATACCAGATAATAAGGCTAGAAGAATATTTAAAATAAACGGTATATTTAACCTAAAGAGAATCTCTCCTGAGATATTTAAGGATGAGAGTTATAAGAAAGCCTTTAAGAGAATTACAGGTCAAGATTTTTCTCAGGAATAATTTGGTAAAATAAAATAAGTTCGTATCTTCGTATAGCATATCCAATAATGTAGGGAAGTATATTATTGGGCATTGCCCGCTCCCTTAAAGAAGGAGCATGTAAAGCCCATCATCTTCCCATGGTGGGTTTTTTTATTGGATGTAGTCAAAGCAATATGGCTACTGCAACTGAAGACAGTCATAGACTATTGTAGGTAAACGCATAAGGACCATCCTTGGGAATCTGATATTTAATCTTTTAAATGAATGGTATTGTTCTAGACTTCTGTAACCATTCAGCCTCACTTCACGACAACTCGTTAACTCGGTGGTAAGAATGATGAGTCATATTCCTTTCAGGGGGAGGGGGTATGACTTACTTTTTACTTACCTACTTTCTCCAATCTGTTAATCTGGTGGTAAGTGATAGTCCGCATTTTTTGTTATATTTGTAAGAAATAATTTTATGGGTTCGTTTATAGCATCATATACAGTACAACAATCAGCTAATGGCACATCCTTAACCATTACAGATACCTCTAATTACACTGCCTCAGGTGAGCCTAAAAGTGGTTTTAACTGGAGAAGATTATATATCTATTATGTAGATGGTACAGCCTTGGTATATCCTGCAGGTAATACCTCAGGGTATGTTGATTTCCCTATTGGTGGTGCTGATACTATTACTATCACAGGTTTTACTGCTGATTTAGCCTTGAGCATTCAGTTAAGTTTAAATAAGACTACCCCTGTTTCAGGTTCAGTTTATACCTCTACTAATATAGTTACAATGGTAGGGTTTACAAATCAGGCTATTTATAATGCTGCTCAGATTTTGGCAAGTAATCCTGTAAGATTATCTGACCCTGTATTTAAGGATAGTTTGGTTCAATTACAAAGAGAAAAGGTTACTGCAATCAATGCAGGTAGTTATGGAGACCAATTCTCATCTCAGGCAGCCTTACAAAGAGCAGCAAACATTATATCACAATCAAGTATTAGATTCTAATGCATACCAATGACCAAATAACCTCAATACTTCAATATGCTGATATTTCAATGTTCCTAGGAGCTGACGAATATGAGATAGAAAAGTATTACAATTGGGTAGATGAAACAGATAGATTAGAACTAATTTATATATTGGATGATGTATTAAGATATTATCAACCTTATTATAATAGTTTAAATACTGCTATTCAGGCTTATGTTCCGGGTTATCCGGGTAATCCTACCTATGATAGACTTATAAATTTCTTATATACTTTTATAGGACACTGGGTACAAAGTGCTGCTATTATAGCTAACAACCCTAATGGTATTATTACAGGTCAGCCTGTATCTACTGTTATTACAAATGTTGTATACTCTGTAACAATTACAAATAAATCATTTACTGCAACAAGTGGTCAAACGTCTGTAACCTATACAGATATGGCAGGTAAATCATTGGTATATATTTCAAGAGGTGGTATTACTGTTAATCAAATTTTAACAAGTGGTACTCCTTCTACAGACCAAGTATTATGGAATACGGCTACAGGACAAATAACATTTGGTACTGCCTTAGGAGCCGGGGTGAATATTGTTGCATTGTTTAACTAAAAATAATTATGAGCCAAGCTTATATTGAGAATGAATTCAGGCTAAGAAGCGAGAATGGAGTTTTAGTAGCAAATACGGGTGTTGTAACAACAGTACCCTTAGGTGGGGCAAACGGAGTTGCTACCTTAGACAGCTCCGGAAAGGTTCCTACCTCTCAAATACCTGCGCTTAGTTATTTAAGTAGTTTAACCACAACATTGCCATTATCTTCTACAGGAGGATTAACACCTGTAATATCTATTTCTCAGGCATCAGCTACCACAAATGGATATTTAAGTTCAGCTGATTGGGCTACCTTCAATGCTAAACAAGCAGCCTTAAATGGAACAGGATTTGTTAAGATTTCAGGTACCACAATAAGCTACGATAACTCAACATACTATTTAGCATCTAATCCTAGTAATTATATTTCTTTATCAGCCTTAAGTGCTTCATCTCCATTAAGCTATAATAACACCTCTGGAGTTTTTAGTATCTCTCAGGCTAGTAGCTCAACAAACGGATATTTATCAAGCACTGATTGGAATACCTTTAATAGCAAACAATCTACCTTGTCATTAGGTAATTTAACAAGTAGTGATATAACTGTTACAGGTGGTACAGGAGCCGTTGTAGGTTCAGGTTCTACCTTGACACTAGCTACCGTGAATGCCACTACAGGTACATTTGGTTCCTCAACAGCAATACCTGTTGTTACAGTTAATGGTAAGGGATTAATTACAAACATATCTACTGTTGCCGTATCTATCCCATCAGGAGCCTTAAACTTTATTGGTGATGTAACAGGTACAGGTACCACGGGTTCAAACACTACCTTGACATTAGCTACGGTTAATTCAAATGTGTATGCCTCAAATACATTCTTAAAGTTTGCAGTAAACGGTAAGGGTTTAGTAACCTCAGCTACTTTGGTAGTTAGTGCAGATATTATATCTGCCTTAGGATACACTCCAGAAAACGTAGCAAATAAATCAACAAGCACTTCCTTAGGTACCTCTAATACATTATATCCAACACAAAATGCTGTTAAGACTTATGTTGACTCAGCAGTTGCAGGTGGTATTATTTTACAAGGAGATTGGGATGCCTCTACTAACTCACCAAACATTAGTGGCACAACCACAACAGGTTGGGCATGGAGAGTATCAGTAGATGGCTCAACTAACCTAGGTGGAATTACTGATTGGAAGGTTGGAGACCTAGCTGTTAAATCAGCTACAGGTTGGTTGAAGATTGACAATACAGATAACGTATCAAGTGTATTTGGAAGGTACGGAGCTATTGTAGCTCAAACAGGAGATTATACAACAGCTCAGGTTACTGAATCAGGTAATCTATATTATACTGATGCCAGAGCAAGAGCTGCTATTAGTTTAACAACAATAGGCTCATCAGGAGCCTCTACATATAGTTCTTCTACAGGTATCTTAAATGTACCTAATTATACATTAAGTGGATTAGGTGGCGTACCTACCTCAAGACAGTTAACTATAAATGGAACTTCTTATGATTTATCAGCTGATAGAAGTTGGTCAGTAGGAACGGTTACATCTGTTGGTTTAACAATGCCATCAGCATTTACAGTATCTTCTTCTCCTGTATCTTCATCAGGAACAATATCCGTTATAGGAGCAGGAACAACATCTCAGTATATTCGTGGAGATGGTTCTTTAGCAACCTACAATCCTGGTTCAGGTGGAGGTGGGGCAAGTCAAACATTCTACTTAAACGGAAGCGTTGCTTCGGGTGTAAGTGGATATGAGCAAATGAGTACAATCGCAAATACTGGAGCAAGTGCTGATTTTAGTGTTTCAGCAAATGGATATATAGCTTCATTTTTAACTGATTCAGGTAGTCCAAATCAGCTTTTAATTCCTGCAGGTAATTGGAATTTTGAGATTTATATGAATGCAAATTCAAATGCAGGAAACCCTTATTTTTATGTAGAATTATATAAATACAATGGAAGTACTTTTACTTTGATTTCTTCAAGTGTTGCAAATCCTGAATATATAACAAACGGAACTCAGGTAGATTTATATACAACTGCATTAACTGTTCCTGCTACAACTTTACTTGCTACGGATAGATTAGCGGTAAGAGTTTATGTTGTTCCGGCCGGTAGAACAATTACTTTGCATACTCAAGATTCGAATTTAAGTGAAATAATAACTACTTTTACAACAGGGATTACTGCTTTAAATGGGTTAACTGCACAAGTACAAAATTTTTCGGTTGGGACAAGCGGTAGTGATTTTAATATATCAAGCGTAACTGCAACCCATACCTTTAATTTACCTACTGCCTCTGCTACAAATAGAGGGGCATTAAGCTCAGCTGATTGGAATACCTTTAACAATAAGCAATCAGCTTTAACAAACCCTGTAACGGGTACAGGCTCTAGTGGGCAGGTAACTTATTTTAATGGCACTTCAAGCGTAACAGGCTCAAATAATTTAAAGTTTGATGGTACTAACTTTTCAATAGGTGCTCCAAGTTCAGTATTAGCAAACCTTCATGTTTATAATGCAAGTGCTGCCTCTTCTTTCTTATTACAAACTGATAGCACTACGGCATATTCTGAGATAGCAGTAAGAAACAACAGTTCTACAGCTACATCTTATTTTAGACAATATTCAACATCAGCTAGCGGAAGTGACT